TATCCAGTTTAAGATTTACTTTAAGTTCTTTAGTCATACATCATTCTCCACACGATTTTCACTACGGAATACATTAAAAGTTCCTTCCGGATAACGAGCACTCAGTTTCTCATAGTTCAGTTGCAAGACCTCCTCAAACGTAGTATCAAGAGCCATACACGCTTGTGCAATATACCAACAAATATCACCCAATTCTCGTTTTAGGTGAAAGACATTATCTTCATTATAAGGTTTCCCCTGCAAGAAGATTTTTTTAATAACTTCAGTAAATTCTCCTGCTTCTGCACTGATACCAAAAGCAGCAGTCATAAGACGAGGAACATCAGCGTCAGCAGATGCCTCAAGTTCTGTTAGTCGCGTAAGAAGTGCCGCAAAATCACTACTTGCAGGACTTGTGGTTTGACGAACGAATTCGATGTATTTGTTTGTATCAATAACTTGGGTCATATTAGAATTTAAATCCCTCAAATGATTTTTTAGGTTTTCTTTCATCATTATACTCCTCTTCTTTACCAGAGTCAAGTATGTCTTGTTGTGCTGATTGTTCGCAGTCATACAATCTCATTTTAGCACGATCAATTCCAACAACAAATCTTTTATAAATGGTTGGATCATTATATCGGTTCTTAAGTTGCTTCACGAGTATCTGTCCTAATCCTTCAAGTTCTTCAGTGCTAATTAAAGCAAACATAAGGTCAGCAGTTGCAGGAAGACCAAAGGACTCACTGGTATCGGTCAACTCCACATCAGATGATCCAAAACCGGATCTAGTAGTTTGTGTAGCACTCATAATAGGAACATTAAACTCCACAGCAAGACCACGAAGTTCTTCTGCAATAGACTTAACCAGTGTATAAGAATTGATATTACTACCACCCTTAAATCTTGAAGAAGCACAGATATTCAAATAATCAATAAAGATAATATCAGGTTTGAATGATTTTTTAAGTGCAAGTTCATTCAGAAGTGATTTGAAGTGTCCTGAGTGTGCAGATGCTGTTGGATACTCTTTAATGATTAGAGATCCTTGAGTTTTCTTTGCAAGATTCATTACCTTATTCTCAAACATTTTCTTTGGTAAATCTCCAATATCCTGAATAGGAACGTTCAGGAGATTCGCGTCAATTCTCTCAGCAATACGTTCCTCTGCCATTTCAAGAGTGATGTAGAGAACATTTTTACCCTGCAGTAGAACTGATGCTGCTACGTGGCACATAAACAAAGATTTACCTACACCAGTATTATGAGAAGAAACTCCATTAGTATAATACCTATGATTTGGATGATTTACATTAATATCTACAATAGGTATTTGATTTCCCGTTTTAAGAACACGACCAAGTTTATATCCATTTTTTGTTATAAAATGATTTGTCTGATATTTTTCATAAAGATGTGATGCTTTCATCCATCCAAAAGAGGTTTCAAATAAATGATCTGCATTACATTTTACGGGATCATATCCATCAACTTTTAAAATATATTCATCATATATTCCTTTATTAATAAAGAAATTAACAGGAACATATCCATCGGGCGAATCAACTTCTACTTCATATCCATTATCAAGTAATGTTTTGATTTCAGCAATTGATGTTTCTTTTTCAATCCACATTTTGTATAAATATAGTAGCAGGGACAGGGAAATGTTTGATAGTATCTATTCTAACTTATGCGAAAGCAATAAGTCAAGAAAAGAAGATTATAAAAAATATTCAGGATTGCACGAACATCATATTGTTCCTAAACACATGGGAGGAACTGATGAAGATTGTAACCTTACATATTTAAGTATTAGAGAGCATATCATAGCACATTATTTACTTTGGAAGATTTATAAAAATCCAAATGACTTAAGGTCTATGAAAATGTTGGGAGCAAAATTATCAACTCAACACAGAAAAATAACAGGAGAGTTTTGTAGAGATAATCAAATTGGTTTATTTTCAACTCCAATAGAAGAAAGAAAAGAATGGATGATAAAAGGAATAGAAACTCAAAAACAAGAATACTTACATAACAATACTAAAAATTTTTATTATTGGAGCACTGAAGAAGGTAGAAAAGAAAGAGCATCTCTTGGCGGAAAACAAAGAGCATCCACAGAATTTAATTACTGGGCATCCAATCAGGGGAGAAAGGAAAGAGCATCTCTTGGTGGAAAGGCACACAAAGGTAAAAAGGTAATGCACTTACCAGGAACAAAAGGATGGAAGAGAATACCACCAGAAGACATTAACACTAAATTAAACGAAGGTTGGAAATTTGGAACAGGAGAACCTGCACCAAATTCTAAAGTTAAAAAATAGATTTATCAACCAATAATACTATCTCTCCACTCTTCACTCATATTCACCATAATTACTTCTGCGCTCTTTCAGTCATCTTTCAAGTTCCACAATAACGTTTTGAAGGTCTTTAACATTTATAACCCAATCATCCTCCACATCATCTTCAATCTCATATTCATTTTTGAATTGATTGATGAGTTCTTTGAGTAATTCAGCAACATATTTATTATACATATCAGTTTCATATGCTATTGCGTAAATATAGTTCTGTCTTCCAGTTTCTGGATGATTATAATTTTCTGGATGTTTTGGATTGTGAAGATAAATCGCACCCGTTAGTTTTCCAGTTTCAATCATTTTTGGAGAAGTTTCTGTGTGTATAAGAGTATTATACGACAAAGGGCATCTGTTTTCAAGTGCCCTTATTCCAGTTTAGAAAGTGTCTTTTATATTTTTAACTTCCTAAATCTAATTTTAACTTTGGTTTCTGGGTGAACACATCCAGCAAGAGCGATATTGAGAGTCTTATTAGGTAAACCACCTTTGGTAATTTTGTTAAAATATTCAAGATCAAATTCAATTTTCTCTTCCTTTCTGTGATAGGACTCATAACGTTGCTCATAGTCTAACAGATAATCGTGTCCAATGTGAGTATCAAAAGATACAGCAAGAGCTTCTGATAAGATTGTTGGAATGCTATCACGATTTTTCTTTGCATCCTTACCATCAGTAATATGAATGGATTCCATTAGTGCAAGGTAAATAGCACGATCACGACACCACTTTTCAGTAGTATCAACTATCCAATTAAATTCAGTAGCAACATCTTCCAAGCAAGAAATTACTTGAGTAATCTCTTTAAACTCTTGTTCGTTGATGTCTATTCTTTTCTCTATCTCAATACAAAGAACTTCTTTTGTGGTAGGTTGATTATATTCCAGAACAAAAGAATGTATTTCTTCAAATACAATTTTTTGGTTTTTATCTTCAAAGTATTCAGATTTAATAAAAGGAATAACTTTTCGTATATATTCTTCATTATGCAAAAGATTTCGCAGAATTAAAAACTCAATTTGGTCCATGTGGTATATCAAATACAAATGTTATTCTTGTTTCATCACCAATATTTACAGTTCCGTGTGGTAACTTATTATTAAACCAAAAAAGAGTTCCTGGTTCAACAATTAGTGTATCAGTTCCACAGAAATATTGATATCTTCCAGATATTGAAAGGTGATACCTATCTCTTGTTAAGTAATAAGTTCCTTCATCAATATGTGCTCCTACGATCTCATCTACAGGTAATGCCAGAAATCCACATCGGTGCAACTCTTTATTTCCAAGATGTTTGCGAATAATCTTTCGGATTTCATTATGATGTTCATATGCAGGAGTTTTGATATTGATTTCAGAATCTCCAACAAAGTCTTCCTTCTTCTTAACTGCACCCATTATAAGTTGTAATGCACTTATTGGCAAATCATCAAATCCCCTATCAACTAAAGACTGAGAATCTTTCAGATGTTTCTGATGATCCCAGTCTTGTGGGTATTTCTTTAATTGATTAATAACTTTAGTAACATTAATACTAGTTTTTATAACTTTGATCATGACCCATAACTAAACTCACCCTTGGCAATTACATCAAGTTTTTCCATTACTTCTAGTGGAAAATATTTTTCTGGACTTTTAAGAATCTCTTTGGCATAAAGTTTCTTACCGTCAATTTCATAACGACCGGCAACATTCTTCCACATTCCACCCAATTCACCAAGTTCTAGAAGACCATAGTGTCGATCAAGACCTCGTTCATCATAGAACAACCGAATTTGAACTTCTTGATTTTCTTTACTTAAACGTGATTTGTGTGTCTTTGCTCTAATGATGTTTCCAATAACTTCTGTTCCATCCTTTTCTTTTGATTTTGAAAGATAGATGATTGTAGAGGCAGCATATTGTAATCCAGAACCACCAGACATTTGCTTACCACCATAAAGACTCATACTTTCATAAGTGTGATTTGTAACGAGCATAGGAATCTTTGCCTGACCCAATTTGAGAGTCAGCATACGGAAAGCACCCTTGATAAGTTGTGCTTTAGTCATGTCTCTCGTATCCTTCTCTGCCAAGGCATCATTAATTTCTTTATTAGTAGAAAGCATTCCCAGAGAATCTAATACAAAGATACAAGGATTTCTTTCATCCTCTTTTTTCTTTAAGTAAATATCAACTGCCTTGAGTGTTTTAGTACGAAACTCTTCTACCGTAACTACATTGACAACCACCAGACGATTTGTATCAACTCCTCTACTTTCCAAAAGGGATTTTGTGATTGCTGCTTCAGTATCAAAATACAAACAATATCCAGTAGGATTATTATCAAGGAAATTTTTAACGACGGCAAGAGAGAAGAAAGTTTTTCCAGTAGAAGTTTCCCCTGCGATTGCAGTAATTTTATTCCCAGATACACCACCAAATATACTACCGGATACAAGAGCATTAAAAATGTATGAACCCGTATCCACATAAGTTTCAGTTTCATCAATATCCGAAGCGAGTTGTGTGTACTCGCCACCAATTTCTTTTACAATATCTTTAAGAAAGTCCATATCAACCAATGTCAATTTTCCAGTTTTTTACGTCAGTATCACCCTGCCGAGTGATGTTAAGAGAAGTTCCATCATCAAAAGCATCCAATACTCCTACCCCATTATTCTCATAAACCGAATATTCTTGGTAGTAATCATCATCACTTTTTTGAATTGAAAACCAAGGGCATCCAACAGTCGGATTAATAAAGCACAGAAGAAGTGCTTTTCCAATAGCATCACCATGAGAAGTAACTCTTTGAATACGGACATATACGTCCATATCATTTACCCAATTACTAATCCCATCAACAATATCAGCAACAACATCCATACTAATACCACCAACAGTTGTACTACCAGATACCTCTGGGAATGGACTCATGATATTTGTATTTTTATCAATGTACTGAATCACTTTAGATTCTGGACTAGGAGTTGCCATTTTGATCTGATAAAACACATCATCTCCCCAACCATCACTATTCCTGACCATAACGTCAGTATCTTTGCGAGTCCATGCTGTCAGTTTATTAAAAGTTGAAATAATTTTTTTCATTATTCAAAAAAAGAATCAAGGTTTACCGTTTTTTCCACACTCCACCCAATAGAGTCAAGAATAATCTTGAGTGGTTCTAAAAATGCTTTCTCAAATTGTAACTCATAATCAATGTATTTGTCAAGATTCAATTCTTTAGGAAATTCTTGAATGAATGAAATAATATTTTCATGAATTGTATTTGGTTTTTTTAAGTAAATAAATTTAACCTTTTCACCATTTTGTATAAGTGAATACTTGTTTGTTAGTTTTGCTTCCTTTATATAATGATTAAACAGAAGTGCTCCACGAACGTGAATTGGAGTTCCTTTAGAATAAATTGTAGAAGATGATTTGTATTTTTGTATGTCTGATGCAGAACGAGGAAATGAAATCTGTTCTGGAGAGAGTTGTTTAAACTCTTTACGTGCAGTTTCAATAAAATTAATCACTTCATTCTCAGTTCCATTCATCATAATCTTTAAACAATCTTTAATCATCTTACGACAAGGTGCTGGAGTTGAAGATTTAACTGCCTCAATACCCATCATCTTAAGTTTAGGTTCAGTATACCTAACTCCTTCACTATCCCAAACATTTAGAATATATCTTTTCTTAGCAGTCCATATTCCACGATCAGCAATATTCTCCCGTTTCATTTGCATCTTCTGGTCATAGGCATTCATATATTCCGCCAGTTCTTGGTAGCAACCTTCAATATACTTTTCAAGTTCCACCTTACAGATCTTATCAAGGAACGAAACAATGCTTTCAGTAGTTTTCTCTCTTCCTTTGTATATAGTTTCGACCAAAGGACCCATATGAAGATAAATGGAGTCAGTATCAGAAGCAATAACATAATCAACATCCTCAGTTTTAAGAAGTTTATTGAGATAGGTGTTCATTTTACTCTCAATCCAACGAATCGCAACCTGTCCAGAAAGAGTGATTGCTTCTGCATTTGCTAGTTTATAATACCTGAAGTATTGGTTTCCAATAGCACCATATGCAGAGTTAAGAGAAATCTTTTTTGCCATCTGAATGTTATTGCACCGAGCAATCTCTTTTTCTAGTTCTTTAGTTTTTTTCTTTTCATATTCTTTTTTTGCAACAATCATCTTCTCCTTATATACAACACGATCATTATACATTTTCTCCATCAGTTCAGGAAGGAACCCTCGCACATCCTTACGA